GTGCTTTTAAGGATCGTGAGTTAGAAGACCATTGTGATAAGTTTGAGGATATTTTGTATCTTGGAGCGAGACCAGTTAAGCTGAGAGGCATGTGGACTGGGGCTTTGCGCAAAGACACTTTATGGGAGACTATACAATGGACTCGTGATAGAAATCTGAGTTTGGATCAAGTTGCAAATCAGATGTTGGAATGTGCGAGTCAATGGGATGAAAAGTTTTTCTTGGAGTATAAGGAAGCAGTTGAAGCCGCTTATCAGAGAGCAGGAAGGAGATGTCCACAGGTTTTACCTTGGATAGCTCTTTCTCGAATTGTAGCTCAAAGACAAGCAGCTTCAGGACATAGTTTTTATGGTTTTGTCGCTGAAGGACCTATGGAAAGTTCAGCTGGTTTCAACGCTAATGATGTTTTAGTTGAAGGTTTAACAACCATTAAGACTAGTGACATGCAGGATAGTGTTGAGACTGATGCTTCTTCCATGAGTGTGTTAGCAAGTAAAGCTATTAATGAGAAAGCTATGGACTTGAATTATGGTCAAGGTAGTTTGGTTAAACGAACTTTCTTTGATTGGAGTTCGGCTTCAGCTGTTGGAACTAACTTATTGTCAATTGAGATGCCTTTTGGCATGTTGGCTTTAGGAAATGTTAACAATATTCAGAATATGCCATGGAATAATTTTATTTATGCTGTGACTGAACCTGAAATTGTTATTCAGATCAATGGTACACCTACGCAGGCTGGTTCATTGATTTGTTATTTCCAACCTTTGTATGCTGGATTAGTCGATATTAATAGTAAACCGTCTCTGCAACATTGTTGGTTATCACCAAATCGTAATACTACGCAAAGTTTGAAGATTCCTTTTAGGTTTTGGAGATCAGCTTTGAATACGTATGCAGGTGCTTTGGGAACGGAAACGTTGGGCACTTTTAAGATTGACGTGATGTCACCTTTGGTTAGTAAAGCTTCGCCTAGTGTAGCGACTGTTACTGTGTATTCTAGATTCGAAACGAAATTTTCGATTCCAAGACCTATTCCAGTACTGGCTGAAGGAGAGACTGTGTTGTTTGGTCCTAGTATGCCTTTTAAACCAAGTGTAGAAACTGAGGAAGATTTTGTAGCAGAAGGAGCTAATTACTCTAGTATAAGTAATTCTTATACTATTGGTAATGTAGCTGGTGATGTGCCAGTAAACACTGCGAATGGGGAGACTTCACAAAGTTTGAGAGCTGAAGGGAATGCTTCCATGGCTTTGCCACTTGATAATCCACCTATAAGTGGAGGTTCTGTGCCAATGCATCCTGTATTTTCTTCGATGTCCAAGGCTGTTGGATTGGAACCTACTGTTTCATTGCAGATGAATCCTAGACAATTGACTAGGGAACCATTAGCTTTTAGAGATAGTAAGGAGACTACCATTCAAGAGATTTGTGGTAAGAGAGGTTATTTAGGAGTGAATTCGTGGACAACGTCACAAGCAGAGGGTACTTCCTTGTTCACTTTTCCATTGAACAGTGTCCTAACTACTAATACTTTCTTTGCTACAGGACTACCATTGCCTATTAATTTAGCAATATTAAATCAATTTCTCAGATGGAGAGCTGATTTCGTATTTGAACTTTTAACTGTACGAACTCCTTTTCATTCTGGGAGGCTTCTCGCTACCACTGCTTATGGTGCACCTGGAATCGTTGCTGGCCAGGAGAATATTTTCATTAATGATGTTATGGAATTTAATGGTGATAATGATTGGAGTTCTTTCAGAGTCAATTATAATTCCGCGACTGAATTTTTGCGTACTTATGAGGGTGCTTTGGCTCCAGACCAAGTGCAAGATTTCTCTATGGGTTTCGTTACAATTACTGTTGCTAATGTGTTGCGTGCTGCTAGTGAAGTTGTTGCTAGTGCTGTTGATGTTATGCTTTTTGTGCGCGTTGAAAATGTTAGGGTTTATGAACCCAAATTGTTTCCATTGGTTGAGTTGGATCCTTATTCTAGGATTGAAATTACTCCTAATCTGCCTTCGCTTCTTGCGGAGTCTGAAGAAGAGAAGTTTGAAGCTGAGGGACCAACTGGAGAACCTATTACTGATACACCAACAGTAGGTGGTTCAGCGGAGACGACTGTTGTTGAAAATACGTCTTCTGAAATTAGACTTCAAGCTAATGCTATGTGTAGATTAGATATTGGACGAAAATTTGAGTATTGTGTGAGTGACATTATGGAGATTATTCGAAGACATTCGCTGAGAACTAGGTTGGATATTGGTGCTGCGTTGATGGTCACTGCTGGAAGTGGACCGACTTTTAATATTGCGTATATTCCAGTTAAGGTGCATACTAAGTATATGAGAATTTTCTCAGCTTGGTCAGGTACTGTCAAGTTCAGAATTTTTGTGTATGGGACTGAACCTGGTATGGTCATGTATAATGCTCATCCTGGCTCTTTTGCTACGAAGAACAATTCTGCTGCTGCTATGTATCTTGGTGCGGAAACCTTATCAACATGGAGTGGGACGACTTATGTTGGTATTGGTGCTCGTGGAGATTTGCATCCTCCGATGGAAATGATGTATCAGATCAGTAATGGTGTGTCTATGATTGATGTGTCTATTCCATTCAATTCGCAATATAATATTCTGCCTACGAGGGAGACAGATTTTAATGGTAGTCATACAACTACTAATGGTACGCTCGTTTTGAGATATCCCTCGACTGCGCGTTATGAAATTTTTCAAGCCGCCGGTGATGATCACCGTTATCAAGTATTCTGCCCACAGGCAGGCATCCAAATGCGATCCGCAAATATCACAGTTGGAGGTACTACCCCAGTTGGTGTTGCTGACACTGAAGTTATGGGGAATATGTATTGATTTATTTCTTACATTTTATATTTGCATTTATTCCCAATAGGATCGTTAAGTCGTGATATTGGAAGATACATTTTAGGATCGTTAAGTCGTGATACTATGTATAGAAAATTATCTTTAATTCAGGTTAATGCCTTTATCAATTGATTACCATGTGTGTTTATTGCACTAGCAGGGGAGTTTTATCGTTTCTTCCTTTGAGTCTAGACGTGTGTTCCCACCTCCATGGTTTTATTCTTTTGTTGGTTAACTATTATTTAATAATAGTTAACCAACAAAAGAATAAAACCATGGAGGTGGGAACACACGTCTAGACTCAAAGGAAGAAACGATAAAACTCCCCTGCTAGTGCAATAAACACAC